GCCGCCCTGGCCCAGCCCGAGCCGCAGGGGCCGACGGATCAGGAGCTGTACGACTACTGGATCAGTACCTCTCCAGAGTTTGGCTGCGCCGATCCTGTTGGATTCGCCCGCGCAGCCTTAGCCCGCTGGGGCCGCCCCGCCATCGAGCCGGTGCCGGTGAATGAGCGCCTGCCGGGGCCGAAGGATTGCGATGCGGAGGGGAGGTGTTGGTGGTTTTCACCTCCAGCCTGTGGGCCTCGCACGATCCGTCCGTGCTGGACTTTTGACTCGGAAATCCTGGAAGGGGACACCCACTGGCTCCCTCACTGGGCGCTGCCGGTGCCTGGGGTGGAAGGTAAGCCGTGAAGCGCGACGCCTTGCGGCTCAGCCAGCATCAGTTCATTGAAACCAGCCGTGATCACAACGGCCGGTACTTCATCGCCTACTCCAGCGGCGCCAGCGTGTTTGTGCGCGACATTGCTGACCTTCGTCGCTTCCTCAAGCTGCCGAAAGCATTACCCATGAGAGAATCACTTGAGTCATGGCTCGCCAGTCTTGGCGATCAAGATACCTCACAACAGGCCGAATCATGAGCACTGACTCAATGAAGGACTACCTCGCAGAGATCGGCAGGTATCCCCTGCTGACCGGCGAGCAAGAGATCCAGCTATCCCGCCAGGTGCGGCGGATGATCGAACTGCAAGCCATGGAAGGCGAACGCACAAAAGCTGAACTGCGCGAGATCAAGCGCGGCCAGCGCGCACGCGACACGATCATGAATTGCAACCTACGGCTAGTTGTTCACATTGCCAAGCGGTATGCAACTCGGCTCAAGTGCAATGGCCTTGAGATGATGGACATCATCCAAGAAGGCGCCATCGGGTTGCATCGTGCAGCTGAGCTGTTTGATGGCAGCAAAGGCTACAAGTTCAGCACCTATGCCTACTGGTGGATTCGTCAGTCAATTACTCGCGCGATTGATACCAAGGAACGAATCATTCGAGTGCCGCAGCACCTGCTGGATAAGATCTACCGCGCAACCAAGCTGCAGCGCGAATACCTGCAAGAGCATGGCCGACCGATTTCAATGGTGGCGCTGGCAGAAGAGATGGAAATGACAGTAGATGAACTGCAGATGATCCTGCAGCGCAATACGCCGCATAGCAGCCTTGATCAAATGGTCGGTGACAATGGCTCGCCGTTGATTGATTTGATCGCATCAGAGGATCCCGAAATTGGCGATGAGCTATCGCCAATGTATGCGGAGCAGCTGAAGCTAGCTTTTTTTCGTCTAGGAGAACGGGATAGGTATGTTGTATCTGCCTACCATGGATTGAACGGCCCGCAGCAATCGCAGCGGGAGATTGGCGAGACGCTTGGCATTTCGCGCAGTGCCGTTGGCCAGCGCCGGGAAAATGCGGTGCGGCGCTTGCGGCTGATGATGCGAGCCAGTTAGGAATTGCTCCATCTCGATCTTGGCAATGTGCCCTACAGCTTGCTGCATCAGCTTGTTCTGGTAGGCATATTGCCTGATCAATGATGAGCACAACTGCCGCACTTCGTCAGCGCTGTGATGGTTTAACGCGCTGCGAGATTGCGCTTCAATTTGAAGCTCCTCCTCAAGCGTCCATTCAACGATCATCCAATCGCCCCAGCTCATGACGCTGACATCTGCTGATCAATGCTAATCAGCCAGCCAGTTATCAATTCGCGCCTGGCGTTTGGCGCAGTGGAATGGCTGAGCCTCGAACCACTGCCGCCAGTCTTCGCTGCCCTTGCTGCGATTGCATTCGCGGCAAGCTGGCACGAGGTTGCTGGCGACGGTGTTGCCACCTTTGTGGCGCGGCTTGACGTGATCCAGCGTGTCGGCTGCAGCGTCGCAGTAGGCGCAGCAGTGCTGCCATGCCTCAAAGATCTGCTGCCTGAATCGTTGCTTTGCGGAGCGCTTGGGGACGAGAGATGTGCCATCAATCTGATGATCCACGCAACTCCGGGATTGGTAGGACGTTGACCGAAAGGCCAAGGATGTGATCGTTGGATGGCGCCAACTCAGTGAGCCGCGCCACGAAGTTATCGCTCACGTTTTCGGGATCGTCGTCTTCGCTTTCGACGACGATGGTGTATTCGACCTCTAGGACGTACTGCCTCATGCGTGACTGACCAGCATGGCCCAGCCGGTTCCGGGGCCATCCACTTCCCAGCGGCGCAGCCAGTTCTTGCGGCTGTAGGCGATTCCAGCGCCTTTGGTGTGGTTGACGTAGCCGCCGTTCACCATGTCGGCCTCACCGTTCGGATCGTTGTGGATGTAGGCGCCGCTGGTAGCGCCGATGATCACGCTCCAGTGGCCACCGCCAGTGGGTGCGCCGACAGGCCCCTTATGCAGCCAGCCCACCATCACAGGGCGCCCTGCTTCCAGCTCGGTGTCAATTACGGCAGGGCTGCAGTTCGTGCGCAGCCTCGCATTGAGCCCCAGGGACTGCAGTGCCTTGATCTGCGCCTGCGCGTCGGTGGTGTCGCCGTACTTGGCGCGGACCTTGTTGTAGGCGTCATCACCGCTCACCTTGCCGTAGAACCGGCTTACCATGGCAGCGCTGCTGCTGAAGCATTCGCGGTAGCCGGTGCCGCTGGCGTTGTCGTTCTGGGCCTCGTAAGGGACGCGCAGCAGGATGCCCTGCTGTTGCAGTTGCGGGGCGCCCTTCTGCCACAGCGCCCCTTCGGCCTTGCGACGGCGCAGCAGGCCAGCTTCGACGTTCGTGCCAGGGTTGCGGTAGAGCAGCAGTGCCGCTGGCACGGCGGCCACATCCTTATCGCGCAGCGCTGCGCTGATGGTGTCGAAGCCGGGCTTGCCGTAAAAGTCGGCGCCCAAGTTGTAAGCGAAACTTACAAGTGCGCAGCGTTGCGAATCGTTCAGCGTGGCCCAGCTGGGCACGGTGGAGCGGAGGCGTTCGGCGATGCGGTCCACCTCAAGGCGGAGCAGCATGTCGGCTTCGATGACGTTGATCTTGTCGCCGCGCTTTACTGGGTCGCCGGTGCCGTAGCGAGTGGTGCCGTAACCGATCGTCCAAGGATCGCCGCCGCTTAGCGGATCAGGGTAGGCGCTGAGGTGGCAGCCTTCAAATTCCTTGATCAGCTCAATCGCTGCGGCCAGGTCAGTCTGCTTACCGGGGACGCTCCAGGTCTTGAACCAGTCCTGATCCTTGCTCAGGATGTGCGGCGCACGCTTGTTGATTGCTGCTTCCAATTCACTTATGGAAGCCATCTGATGCGGAAGGCCGCGGTAGAACTTGAACAGGTCAGCAAGGCGCAGAGGCTGAAAGGTCATGGCCGCTGATGCAGTTGCGGTGACGAGTGATTGATGATGCCTCGAACCTCGCCCCATACCAGCGGCGACAACGTGGCTACGGCGACGGCGATGATCACCACCTGCGCCATGCGCTGCTCCAGCCTGCCGATTCGCTCGCCCAATCCGCTCCGCTCAGTCTTGTCGGAGATGGCAGCATCCAGCAGCTGCTTCAGCTGGCCTTCCAGCACGCCGATAGCGCGGAGGATCTCGCCGTGCGTTGGCTCAGTCACCGCTTACGCGAGGCAATGCCACGCAATGCGCCGAGGATCAGCTGAACCCAGCCGTTGGCCTTAACGCCTGGCAGCAGGCTGAGAATTTCGGAGCCGGCCAGCAACGTTACGGCAATGCTGGTAGCAGCTTCAGGAGTGAGCGCCATGACTGCAACAAATCGCTTCCCTAGGTTAGCTGCCTGATGCTGCGCCACCTGCCAGCGTGATTGTGACGGTGGACGCCAGGCCGAAAGACGCTGCAGCAACCACGGCAGGCACGCTGATCAGCGTCAGTTGCACGTTGACATAGCCGCCGGTCAAGTGTTCCTCCTGTGGCTGCGAGGCGTAACGCCAGTGCGTGGAGGTTGGCACCAGATCGGTGAAGCTGGTGTGGCCAGCCCACGCTTCAGTGCTGAGCGGAAATGCGATGTAGCCGCCTTGTTGCTCGCGGTAGTGATCGCGCAGCAGCTTGGCCTGTGCTTGCGTCAGTGCAGCAAAGCCCAGCTCAAGGTTGTGGCTGTAGGCGGTTGTGCCATGCCGGAAGCGGACGCTGCCACCACCGAAGCCCTTCTCCTCGGTGACAGGGAAGGTGCCCATGCTGTAGCGGCGCGTTGCCGGCTCCAGTGCCGGGAAGGTGGCCATCAGTTCTGCAGCGTGATGACGCTGGAGCCCAGGCTGAAGGTTGCAGAGCTGCTGGAAACATCGGCGCCAAAGTCCACGTAGCAGACCAGTTCATCAGCACTGCTGGCGCCACCGCGTGACTTGTAGATCACAGCAGCCCTGGCGGTGATGGTGCTGCTGGCCCAGTTCACGGCAGCAAAGCTGAGGGTGACGCGATCGTTGGCGGTGCTCTTGGTGACGGTGCAGGCGCTGGTTACGCCACCGGCGGTATAACCTGTGCCACTCACTTCATTCGTGACGGCAGAGCGCTTAAGGTCGGTGTCCTTGTTTGGTGCGTAGGTGCTGGTGACCAGCATCACCTTGAAGGTGTCGGTGTCGAAGTCGATGGCACCACGGGCCATGTCATCAACGGCTGAGTTGTAGATCAGGCTGGCCATAGTTGATGCTCAGATGGATTCATTCTGCCGAGATGGCAGGCGGCTGCGGCCAGGTGATGTCAAACGGGTTGGCAGCATCAGCCAGGTCGCGTAGGGCCTGGCGGTAGGCGGCCCAGGCATCACGATCGGCGCCGAGGTCGTAGTCAGCAATCTGCGTCCAGTCGCAGGACTGCAGCAGCTCAATGCGCCGCTGGCGGATCTTGGCGTACTGCGCCTGCAGCTCATCGAAGCTGTAGGGACGTACCAGGAACTGCGTGCCATCCCAGTCGATCGTTTCCAGCTTCGGGTTGCACTCGGGGCGCACGTAGGGGCCGGAGTAGCCGGCACGCTCCAGTTCGGCTGGCGTGAAGGTGGTGCTGTCGGTGCGGGTGCTGCCGTCTGCAAAGCGGATGCGGTGGGGGAGGGGTGCAGGGGTGGTGGTGTTGTGGGAGTAGAGCATCAACCGTTAGGGAATGGTGCGGCGGGTGCAGTGAAGTTGGCGGTGTAGCGGGCGACGCCTTTGGTCACCCTAAATTCATCAATGCGAGCACTGATGGCAAAGCCGGCATCGTAGTAATAGCCAATCTTGAGCTGATTTTGCGTGAAATTGGTTGAGTCGGTATAGGTAGATCCAAGCTGCGTGCCGTTAACAAACATTTTCCAGCTAGTTCCACTGCGGGTAACCGCAAGATGTTGCCATGCTCCAGTTGTTACGGATCCCATGCTATTGCCTCCAGAGCCTGCGTTTGTAAGCGTCCATTGCCCGCTAAAAATTGATAGCGCAAGGCCAGTGCTTTGATCGCCAAAAGTAAACAAGCCGTCGTTGCCATTTCCGCTGTTGACATAAACCCAGCATTCGACAGTATAGTCACCCGTGCCAAAGGCAAAAGCTGTGTCGGCCGGCGTTCTTAAGTAGTCGCCGCCGCCGTCAAGAGTAAGTGATCCAGTGCCAAATTTTGGATCAGTAGTGCTAACTTGCGCGTCTCCAAATACTGAGATAGCGAAATTGTTTGAGCTGCTGTCGGTGAAACTTGTGCTGCCGTTACTGCCATCCATGTGCAGCAGCAGGCTTACATTTGCCCAGTAATCGTCGCCTGTACTTGGCCAAATCCCTGCACGCTTGGCCACGCTTTGCTCATTCTGAAACCACAGTCCGGTTGCTGCGCCGCCTGTCGGCGTGCGTTGAACGCCCATGAGGCCGCCGTTGAAGCCGAGCATCAGCTGATGTCCTCATACGAAATCACCAGCTCCAGGTCGCCGGCTGCGCTGGCTTGTGCGCGGAGGCTGTGGCCTTCTTCCAGGTAGATGTATGCCTCGCGGGTCACGAGGACTTGGGTGGCGTCAGCCGGTACGGCGATGGTCTTGCCGATCGCAAACCCCGTCGTGCCGTTGTAGTGCTCCAGGCTGATGTCAGCTGCTGCGCTGCCGTCCACGTTGGCGCAGTACACCGAGTTGATCTTCAGTACCTTGCCGCTGCTGGCGCCATTGCTCAGCGCTGCCGCCATCGAGGTGGTCACGGCATAACCCACGGTTTTGCCGGTGACTGTCGTGACCGAGCTGCCTGATTTGATGTTGGGAGCTGCCATGAATCAGTCCCAGTTGGTGTAAGGGTCTTCATCCCAGTATAGGAATGAAGAGAAGTCGTAGCCGCCACCATCAGCAACCACAGAAGCCGTACCACCTGCCAATGTGATTGTGATGCTCTGCTGTAGGCCGTTGGTGGTTACAGCAGCTCCAGGTGCCAGCGTGATGATTACCGCCAACTCAGTGCCACTGGCAAACGCACCATCAGGCGGCACGGTTTCAAGCCCCAGCTCGACGTTGTAGAGATTGCAGTAGGCATCATCGACAGCTGGCGCTTCCGTGTATCTCCAGCGGTAGTCCGTCAGCTGGTAGTCGCTGATGGTGGTGACACCGCTCCAGATACTGGACGGCAGCGTGAAGCTCTCAAAGCTGCCGAACTGGCCTTGGTAGTGGCTGAGGATGCTGAGCATGTCAGCCTCGGCCAATGCAATAAAGCTCAGCCGCAGCGAACTGCTGAGCATCACATTGCTATGACGCACACGATTTTGGGATCCGTTGTAGGTAGCGAACGGCGTATGCGGATACTCGCCTGGCGTAAAGGCGCGGGTTGCTGGCGTTAGTGAGGGGAAAGTGGCCATTGCTTATGGATAAACCAGCTCGTTGGTGGTGTTGTCATAAATGGCTACAACCCTAAGCAGAACGCCAGGATAGGTTCCAATTAGATTGGTGGCGCAAGGAAGTTCACCGTCAGGCCAAATGGGATCACGCAGCCCAACGCAACCGTAGCCAGAGGTGCCAGGCACACCGTTACTGTTGTCCCAGTGGGGAACGCCAATAGATACGTATGAAATGAGGAACCAGTTGTAGTTACCGTCAAGGGTGCCATAATCAGAATACAGTTCGCTGTAGTATTTGTAATTTTTAGGTGCTGCATTGGCCACAGTTGTGCTACCATAAGTGGAGCCATTAAAGCACTTGACTACAGATGTATAAGTGCCTTGGCCTTCAATGCCGATAACAAGTATTCCAGCGGTTGCTCCGCTGGTTAGCCATGTGGGCATTTTTTGCCCTGGCTCTGCCACGTAGCTAATGGGATTACCCGAAGCGTCAAATGTGATAGTGGCCAGCTTTACGCCATCTTTATACCAAGTAATTGACTCAGTTTGGTTTATGCCACACGGGCCGTAGGCGCCATTAAATGGATACAGTGCGCTACCCACGCCAACGGGCTGCCCCGCCGGGAATACTGAGTGAGGCGCGTATGAGACGCCTGCTACGTCTAGCCCATCATCAGCATTGCCGGTGTCGCCAGTCGGCGCCGAATCATCAAAGCCCAGCCCGCCGCCGCTAGGTGATAGTTCCAGTGGGTCAGTACCGTCAGCCGCCGTAAACGTCTCAGCGGGGATGGTGTTGTCGCTGCTGGAGTTCACATCACAGCTCACGCCGGTGCGGCCGCTTGGCAAGATGATGCCGGTGCCAACAGCAGCAGCCACATCCAGCGCGATCAGGCTGCGCCCTTGGTCGTCGATCGGGAAGTGCGTGGCCTCATAGCTCACATCGCCCGCCAGCGTCTTGGTGATGCGCTCCACCTGGTAGAGGTAGTCATGCACCGAGTTGGCGTAGGTGGTGTTGTCACGCGCCAGCTGCACGCGGATGATGTCGCCAGCGCTGATCAGCGTGTTGTGTTCCTGCGGCCTGGCTGCAAACCTGATGGTGTGCGTGGTGTAAAGCCGCTTGGCCAGGATGTAGGCGCCAACCTTGACGGCGTGATCCTCGCTGGTGCAGAACGTCGAGAGATCATGCGACTCATACGGCCCGGTTTCTGCTGTGCCGCTATAACGCACCTCAGCGGTGCGGATGATGCCAATGTCGCTCTCCAGCTGCTGGCGCCAGATCACCTGCGCCACGAACGGCTGCCTGTCCGCCAGAGATAGATAGTTGATCTCCAGCGTGCCAGGCAGCACCGTGTCTTCAGTGAAGGTGTACTCAGCCGTAATCGCCGTGGTCTTGATGGCGCCAGCGCCAGTCACCGGCAGCAATGGCCGCAGCCCGCGCTTGCCGCCTGCGCTGCTCTCAGCCAGCAGGAAGTAGGGCGCCAGCCTGGCGGCAAGGTCGGAGTAGTTGGTGCTCTCGCGGATCTCGATGTTGCAGGTAAAGCCGTTCACCTCAAGGAACGTGGCTGCTGCCAGCAGTGCGGTGTTGTCGATCATCGCCGCCGGCACCCTGCTGGTATTGACCAGCAGCCACTTCACCAGATCCGCGAAGTTGTCGCTGGGGCCAGTCACGCTGTCGTAGATCCGGGTGACGGCCATGCCACCACGGATGAACAGATGAACCTGGCGGTTGTACTGATCGAAGCCGTCCGGGATGGTGACGTTGAAGCTGAGCGTGCTGATGTCCGGGTAGCTGCCGACTGTGCCGCAGAAGAACGGCGCCTCGGGCAGATCCTTACCGGCACGCTGCACGAGGTAGTTGCCGGGCGCCCAGGTGCCAGCCCTGCGGTCGTAGGTCTGCGTATGAGCGCCAACGCGGCAGGCACGCTGAAAGACGTCCTTCACCGGGATGCCGTCGAGCTGGCCCTCGCTCAGTACCAGCATGTAGTAGGCGGTGACGTTATTGCTGGCGTCATTCTCGAAGCGTGCTTCGGTGGCGCCGGGACTGATCAGGATGCCGCCTTTGCTGTTGCGGAACCGGGCGAA